CGCCGCCAGCAACTCATCGCGCTGGGCCGTCATCTTCTCCAGGTCATCCATAAAAGCCAGCGTGTTTTGCTGTTGCCCTGCGTGGCTTTGTTTCCATCGGTCTGCCTCGTCCAATAGGTCGCGAATCTCGTCCAGGTACACCTTGTTGGCCTTGTCGGTGGCCTCTACGTGTTCTCGTAGGGCTGTGCGGGCGTCCGCTGTTTTTCTCTCACTTGCTTCGACCTGGGCCTCAAGCTCGTCGATGGCGTCGAAGGCTTGCCTGATGGTCGTGGCGCACGCGAGTTCGGTGTGAGGTCCACCCATGTGCCACACTACCTCTGTCAATGCCTTCTCGCGCTCTTCTTTCGTCGGGATGGTCATTTCCCTCCTCCTCTCGCCTTCAGCAGTGCGGAGACTGCGTTAGCCAGTTGTCGCTCATATCCTGCTGGAGCCCCGAAGCTCTTTCTCCACACAATCGCCGCGTCGATGACGGCGCGTTCGGCGTTATCAATGGGTTCTTTGTTAGAAACGTAAACGCAATACCTACACCCACAAGTATCATCCGTGTCTTCATAGATGCTCATTTGCTCCCCTCCATTCTCCGCTTCCGCTCTTCCATCATGGCGTCGGCGTAGTCGTAGGCTGCGCGGGCCATGGTTTTAGGGTCATTATTAAATGCCGCCGGGTTAGTCAGCGCCTGCCCCGCGAAGTAGTCGCGAAGCATTTGTTCGCCCGCCACCTGGCTCAGGTCCAGGCGCATATTGATTGGTATTGGTCCAATGTTGCTCATTTGCTCGCCTCCTTCTCGTAACTCAATTTGACCCCGCGAGAGTGGAGCCAGGCCTTGGCGCGGTCAAAAGCGATTGCACGCTCTACGGCATGGTCGGACGGTGACCCATCAACAACGCCCACCCGGCGTCTCGACTCGCACAGCTCACGAATAATCTCTTGGGCTTCTTCAATGGCTTGCGCCCACGGCGTTGGGTTGTCGCACTTGCGCTCTTCGCATTCCCCGTATACGTGCCTGTCCATTGGATGCCCGCACACACAAATGTCACTCATCGTCGTATCCTCTCGTCTGCGATAAGCAGGTTTCTCAATCTGGCCTCAATGTCCTCTTTGTTCGTGCCCAGCATCTTGGCAAGGTTCTTTACGCAAACTCCTCCCTTGAAGAGCTTGCGCACGTTTTCTTGTGTGAGTTGCCATGGCCCGTCACTTGTGCGCTTCATTGCTTTTGCCCCTTAATCCAGCCAATTAGAAATCCTATGCCGAGCCCTGCGATTGCGCCCATCGAAAAGATGCCCATAAGACCAGAGTCGGAATAGATCATGGCTTAGCGTCCTTCTTTGCTTTGGCCGCGCAGCTGATAGCTCGTGACTCGTGATGTTCGAGCTTGCGGCGTGCCTCTTTTGCCTCTCGCTTGTGGTACCCGACATGCCAGGCGAAAGACTTGGTGGCATTCTCTTTGCCGCAAAACTCTCTACCGCCAATTTCTCGGTTTCTTTGGGCTGCTTTTTCTTGGCACAACTCTAGACATTCTGACTCTGTAGCAAAAACGTCGTCATGGTCGGCGCACCTGCCGCAATCAAACAGGTATGATGCCGAAACCGCATTTCCGTTGCTGCATGTGGTGACAGTGGCAACGCGCAACTGCTGCGCGCGAGGCTCGGCCGTGTAGTGTGTGACGACGCCACGGGGGCCTTCGTACCCACTCCCACAATAAGAGCACGGCGTGACTACGTGCTCCCCGGACCCAAGGATGACGACAACCTCCTTTTTTCCGGAGCACACTGGGCACGGGATTTCCTCGGACCTTTGTCCGTACTGCGCGACCCAAACTAGTTGACCTACTGCAAAAATTGGTTTCATTTTCTCACCTCGTAACACTCCCGCCACCTACCGGCAGCGAGTAATTGTGGACGTGTCGAGAGGCAGGGGCGGCATTGGCAGCCTCCTGCGTGGCCAGCCAGCAAAGATGGCAATGCAGGAGAGACAGACGCTGTGCAGGCCTGGGTCGTCTCCGCTTTTTTTTGTGATCTTGCTTGGCGTGTAGCAGTTCGGCTCTTGCGCTTCGTCGAGGAAGTGCCAGACGCCCGTCTCGTCGTGCCCATAGTTCACAGCTCCCCTCTGAACCATCTACGCATTAGCGGCTTGGGCCAGCACCACCCGTACAGCCCCCACAGCGTCTCAGCCGCTGCCTCAACGGTCAGTCGACCGGCCTTGATGTCACCGAGATACGCCCATCGTTCGATGAACCACCTACCAGACAGCAGCACCGGCAGAGGGAACAGTGAGGCCGCGAGTGGAATCAGCCAAGGCCCCCACCATGATTCAAATTGAGTTACGTGGTACATCTCGTGCTCGACAATATCCGGCCTACTCATGGGAGCGATGAGGTCAGGGTGCGTAACTCGAACGTACGATTGAAACGGCAACCTGTACGTCATCCACATCTTGCCTGGGTCAGCAAACGGAGCCAGCAGGATACGCACCCAGGACTGCGAGCATGGAACGAATGCGAATGTCATTGGTACACCTTTTTCCCTGTCGACCGCACGGGTCGTGGTTGGTATTCCTTGAACGTCTTACGCAGCTCCTGCCACGAAAGCTTTGGCGTAGGAGGAACAACCACCGGCTCCTTCGCGCACGCAGCAGCTATGCGCTCGTTCTCGTCGAGCCACTCCTGACCGTACTCTTTTTTGATCTCCGCGAGAAACTCCTTCACCACGTTGTCGTACTTTTGTGGCGTGCTCGCTGACTGCACGGCTCGCTTCGAGACAAGGTCTCCACCCCACCTGTTCTGCTTTCTTGTCGGCATATCTCCCCCAAAAAACCGGCCCAGATGGACTGCTCCCCACGAGGGCCGGGTGTGTGTTGGACAACTAGAACGGAGCCTGGTCCTTCTCTTTGGGCTCGCGGAGATTCAACTTCCCGTTGACCGGCAGGGCATCAAGGGTCACGTTGATTGACCCGTCCTTGCACGGCCAGGCGCTACCGCACTTCACCCAGAAGCCCTTGTCCTGCCCTTCTCGTTGCACAATCGTGAACACGTCCAATCGCTTTCCTTCCATGCTACTCTCCCTTGTTGTAGGCTGGGCTCTCAGGCGTAAGCGCAGGGGGCCCAAAGTTGTACTGCTCCTGCTTTGACATCTCTTCGACTCGTGCTGCGTACGCCGTGCGGCACTCGGCCCGCTCGCTGGTTGGAAGGCGCTTCGCAAGCTCCCTCACCTTGAACAGCTCTTCCTTGGTTGAAGCATTGGCAATAGCGGCTAACACAACCTGCTGCGTCAGCTCAACAGGTGGCTTCGCAGCGGTGACCACTTCTGGCTCAGGAAGCTCGGCAGTAGACGAAACCTTGGTGGCCGCTGCGATTACACGGGCCTCAGACGAGTTTTGCTGGGCAGGTTGAGGGGCAGACACCTGGTCAAGCTCGTCAGGGTCGTAGCAGCCAGCCAGAGCGTCAGGGTACGTGTCTCGAGCCAGGTCTGCCTTGCAGCGGGCTCGAAGCATGGCGCGGGTGTACTTGCGCCACACGTCCTTCGATAGGAGCCCTGCCGCCTTGGCGTCCTCGATTGTGAACGTGCGCCGCACCGGCTCAGACCCATGGCGCTTAGTCTCGTAGCATGCGTGCTTATCGTCCTCGCTGACGCAGCGGAAGTACTCGCAGTGACCACTACCAAGGGCGAGGCCCACCATAAAATCTGCGGACAAAGTTGGCTTTCCCTCGATGATGTGGATGGCACGAAAGCTCTGCATTGCGCTGAGACCAAAGTCTCGACCAGCCATCAAGATCGCCAGTGCCTGCTCAGGGTTCTTGATGCTGCGCGGCAGGAACCCTGTCTGCACCAGGTGCTGACACAGGGTTACGGCCTCTCCGATTGACTGCGGTTCAAGTGTGGTGAGTGCTTTTGACATGGTGCTAGCCTTTCTTTGTTGTGAGAAGGAATCGGCGACCCGCCGTGCCTTGTTTGCAAAATTGTTCGGCATCCTTCTCGGTTCCACCGAGAGACGCTGCGTATGCCCGCCAGTCGACCGTCTTGCGTGCTGACACGTTCTTCCAGCTGGCGCTCCATCCATTGCCAATCATGGTCGAGGCGTCACACATGAGAGCCTTGAGCTTGTTTTTGGCCATCTCTTCGACCTGCTCCGCGTCCTCGATCCCCTTGCGAGCGTTGATGAGCACGCCAGCCCAATGCTCTGCCTCGTTGTCTGCAAGCAGCTGGCGCTCAGTGGAGATAGGGAACACCTCCGCAAGATGGTTGGCGTACGATGCCGTGCCATCAACAGGAGGCGGCACGCGAGCGACGACATGGTTGGTCCAGAAAGCCTCGCACGCCTTCAGGATATGCATCTCAAGGTCTAGGTTTCTGGCCACCGGATACACGCGCAGCTCTCCGTACACGAGCGCTGCGAGGTCGCACCTGTTGAGGTCGTAGCATGACATCTCAAGGGCAACCTGGGGGAGGTAGTACTCAGGGAAGTCCTGCGAACCGCTGTCGCCCCAGTCATCACCTCGGCGAGGCGATTTTATCTCCAGCACGCGGTCCCATGCGTTCGCGGTGGGCCCTGCGAGACCGTCTGCTGCAGCTGCAATCATGGTGTGCTTTGGATGCACGCGTGGCGTGCTCTTGTGCACCACGAGCCCGGTGATGTCTGCGTACCACGAGCGCAGGCCTGACTCAAGATGGTTTCCACGATCAACGTCTGGTCCTGATGTCTCCGTCTTCTTGTTCTCCACGAGTTCACGGTACACGTCGATTGGTCCAGCGAACTTCGACATTCCCAGGATGGCCGCTGCCCTGGAACCGGTTATGCGGTTGGCACGGATTTTCTGGTGTTGCGGTGTCAGTGTCATTTTCTTCTCCTGTTGGTTTTGCTGCGTGTGGCCATACTACAATCAGGGCCTGACAAATCTTCGTGCTCCTCCGACATCCAGCACTCCCAGACCATGTCCTTGTTCAGCCTGTGGAACATCTTCTGCCCGCACTCATCGCACCAGCGAAGGATGTGGGGCTCGTCTCGAAGCTGTCTTGGGGTTGGCATCACAGCTCTCCAATGACGAAGGCCGCGTATGCGGTGACAGCGGCCAGGAAGATCATCGCCAGGCCTATTGCTGCATGACGAATCTCGGCACGAGCAGACTCGGCTGCACGGAAGCGGTCGAGCGCCATCTTGCGATTGAAGTCTTCCTCCTGCTCCCTGATGGCAGCACCGAAGTCGTACCTGTCGCTACTCATTGACGCTCTCCTTTTCTTCGTGCTCGGCTGTGGTGTGCTCTTGGTCTCCGCATGTACGGCAGCAGTCGTGACACTCGAAAGCGAATCCTCTGTTTTCCTGGTCGTCAAAGTCGTAAGTCTCGTCGTCGTTGTTCATTTGAATCCCCTGTGTGTTTCGGAGTTGTACACTCGTGTGCAAATGCAAGCAAGACTTTTGTGCAAAGAAAAGTACAAAAAAGTACTTTTGTGCAAATTGCCTATTGAGATTATGTCACAGCTGTGTCAAATGGGTGTGTTGCGACCACCACGGTCGCATAAAGAGAGGACACAATGAAGATCAGTGAAGTGCTTCGTAATGCTCGTCGAGAGGTTGGCCTTTCTCGTCGAGAGGTTGGTGTGAGTGCGGGCCTACACCCAAGCGCCATCGAGAAGCTCGAACGCGGGGCTCGCAGTCCTACGTTCATCACATTGACCAAGCTGTGCGGTTCGCTGGGCCTGCTTACCAGTGAGGCAGTGCGTAGGACCGAGGTCGATGATGCTGCCGCTCCCCAGTGGGACGCGAATAGCACTGGTCGTGAGCCAATCTTCAAGCCTGGCCCCGTGCGCTACGAGCAGCTCGTTGGTGACATACAGATGCACTGCGGGTGGCGCTACGGCTCCGTCGAGACAATGGCGGCGCTGCGCACAAAATGTCCGGTCGATGGAGACCTGGTTAACCGGCTCCTGTCTGGTCGTGCGTACTCGTTTGAAACCCTGGTGGAGGCGCTATGACGCAGCTGGAATTACCAAAGGCCCAGGAGCACAGCGAGACCAGCAAGGACGCGGCACGAAACATCGAAAGCAAGGCCGCCACACTGCGCAAGCTCGTGCACTTGTTTCTGCTTGGTAAAGGAGAGGTTGGCGCTACCGACGAAGAGATGCAGCATGCACTCGACATGCAGGGGTCGACACAGCGCCCACGAAGAATAGAGCTGTGCGAACGTGGCCTGGTGATAGACTCCGGTCGCACCCAAGAGACCAGGAGCGGGCGCAGGGCGACCATCTGGGTGGTGCTGCCATGACCGAGCTTGGGTTGTGCCCTGTGTGGATTGCGGTGCACGTCGAGGACATGTCTCTTGGAGATGACTCGTGGTTCGTGAACCAGATGTCAGACATCCGAGAGGCAGCAGCGGTCAAGAGCGTGCTCGCTGGCATTAGTGACGAAGAGGCGTGGCTGAGAGCCTACACGGGGTGGTGCCAAAAAAACGGCCTGGCCCCGGTGAGGAGGCCCGCATGATGCGCTTCATTCTTCCATTCCCACCATCGGTCAATCACTACTGGGGCACGAGCGGCCGCCGGAGATTCATATCTGCTGCCGGTGTAGCCTTCCGCACACACGTCTGTAAGATGGTTTTGTCAACAGGGTTCAAGGTGCCCATCAGCTGTGGACCAGTCAAGATCAAAGTTGAGCTGCGCAGGCCAGACCATCGAAGACGCGATATCGACAACCACTGCGGGAAGGCACTGCTGGACGCCTTGACTCACGCTGGCGTGTGGGTGGACGACAGCCAGGTGGTTGACATACATGCCTGGTGGGGCCCAAACGAGAAACCAGGGTTCGCAATCGTAGAAATCGAGGAGGCAGCGTGAGGCGCATCAGAACCATAAAACCGGAGTTACTCGAAGACGAGAAGGCCGCATCTCTGTCGCACGAGGCCTGGAGGCTTTTCGTGTCGTGCCTGCTTCTTGCTGACGACTACGGGAACCTTCGCGGCAACACCAAATGGATTGAAGGACAGGTCTTCTGGGCGCGTGACGCGAAGGTGGAAAAAGCCATCGACGAGCTTGTTGAGGCAGGAATGCTCGCCAGGTACTCAGTCAGGGGTCAGCCGTATATCACCGTGTGTAACTGGTCGAAGCACCAGCGAGTAGACAAACCATCAAAGCCAATAATTCCAGCACCTTCCGAGGACGACGGGACACCCTCGCGAGACTCTCGCGAGACTGTCGCGAGCCCTCGCGAGACTCTCGACTCTGACCGGGACCTGGACCGGGACCTGGACCACGACCACGACCTGGAGCAAAAAGCTCTTGTCGAGTTGAAACTCGACGACGACCGGTTCGAGAAAGTTTTCTCGCACTACCGCAAGTACCACCCACGATCCCTTCCGAAGGTCAAGTCGACGAGCAAAGAGTACAGGGCAGTCAGGGCACGTTTCGCAGAAGGCTACAGCGCAGCAGACTTGTGCGAGGCAATCGACGGCATCCATGTCACTCCGCACAACATGGGCCAGAACGAGCAGGGCACACAGTTCCTAGCTCTGGAGCTGTGTCTTCGCAACGCAGGCCAGGTGGACAGGTTTAGAGAGAATGCTCGCAACCCACCGAAGCAGTCACCAACAAGCAAGGGAGCGCAACAAACCATCGAGGCCCTGAGGGCCGTTGAGGCGTACAATGCACGAGTTCGACAAGCCGGTTCCGGAATGGTTCGCGATGAACGTGATCAATCTCTACGCGCTTTATGCGCGCCGACCAGACCCGCAGACGATCCCGGCGTGGTGGAGGGTGATGTCGACGCTTTCTCGCAGGGCCATTGAGCTTGGATTCGAGCGCGCCCCAGCTCACGCCCACGACGGCCACATGCCCAGCGGGCAGCAGGTACGCGAGCTGGCGCAAGCTGCTGAGAAATCGTTTCCTGGCGATCTCGGCAGAAAAGCATTGCCGCAAACAACCGAGCCTGATAGACCGCAGCTGTCGGATGACAATCCATTCGCCAAGCTGGCGCGTGAGTGGGAAGCAAATCCTCCGAGGACAGCCAGCGAGAGGGCTGAGGCAATGAAGAAAGTGGGGATGGGCTGATGGGCCACTGGCAAAGCAGGCTGTGCAAGAAGCTTAATGCCACGCGGTACCAACAGCACGAGGACGCACGCCTTGGGTTGTTTATCCAAGAGGCGAAGGAGGAAGCTCTCGTCGAGCAAATTGAGTGCGCAAGACGAAAGCTCGTGGTGACCCGCGAGGAGATCAAAAAACAGCGTCTTGAGCTTATGCGGCAGTTGGCGAAGGAAAGAATAGGCCCAGTTCGCACACAGATGGCCAAGGTTAAGCGCAAAGCGGGTGGCCTAGGTGCTGATATGGACGACGAGCAAAGCGAGGCTTAAATGGCAGCCAAATGCGAAAAGGCACATTGTGAATATTGCGGCGAGCTGGACAGCTACTGCAGCTGCGACATGGTGGAATTCCTGTGCTCTCGATGCGGAGGACAGGTTAACGGGCAGATTATGACAGTCGATGACGTGGTGGTGCCTAAGATTATTGTCAGCCCATGTCCTACCTGCGTCATGCTTGAGAAACCCAAGGCACTGCTATTGCTGAATTGATTTGACAGCTGTGACTGATTGGGTTACAGAGTAACCCTGGATGTCACACAAATCAGGAAAAACCGGGAAATTGAACGCGAAGCAATCTGCGTTCGCCCGCGAGTACCTGAAAGATCGCAACGCTACGCAGGCTGCAATTCGAGCTGGTTATAGCAAGCGCAGCGCACGAGCTATTGGCTGCGAGCTATTGACACAACCTGACATACGCGCACTTGTGGCTGAAAAAGAGCAATCTGCTGCTGAGAAGGTTGGCATCACGGTTGAGGGAGTTCTTCGAGACTTCGAGGAAATCAAGAGCAGGGCATTGTCCAAAGACGATTTGGGCGTAGCTCACAAGTGCTCTGAGAGCATCGCGAAGCACTTGGGGATGTACATCGAGCGCAAGAGCATCGAGGTGAAGCACTCACTCGCTGACCTGATTGCCGAGGCTGACGGTGACGATGAGTAAAGTCGCCGTCGAGAAGATTCGAACCTGGAAGGCAAACCCTGTCCAGTTCGTTCGCGACGTGTTTCATGCCGAGCCTGATGCGTGGCAGGTAGAGGCCCTCGAAGCAGTTCGCGACAACAAGCGCATCGCAATGAGTGCGTGCAAAGGCCCAGGCAAATCGTGCTTGCTGGCCTGGGTTATTTGGTGGTTCGTGTCCACCCGTATCGACGCGCAGGTCATCGCAATCAGCATCACATCGAGCAACCTGCGAGACAATCTTTGGAAAGAGCTTGCAGTGTGGCGGCAGAAGAGCAAGTGGCTCGATGCTGCGTTCGATGTGAGTGGTGAGCGCATCACAAGCAAAGAGCGCCCGTTGACTTGGTGGGTGAGCGCTCGTGCGTTCCCGCAGCAGGCTGATGCTACGCAGCAAGCCAACACACTGGCTGGTCTTCACGGCGAGAGCGTGCTTGTGGTGCTCGACGAGGTTGGTGATTACCCAGAGGGCGTTGTGAGCGCAGCCGAGGGCATCTTTGCCAACGATGTCGACGCCCGCCTGGTGGTGGCTGGTAACCCTACGACCACGAGCGGCCCGCTGTATCGCATCGTCACCAAGGATGCCAAGCGATGGGCGACCATCCGCATCACAGGTGACCCTGAAGACCCCAGGCGTTCACCGCGCATCTCGAAGGAATGGGCCCAGCAGCAGATTGACGACTGGGGCAGATCGAATCCCTGGGTGATGGTCAACGTGCTGGGGTTGTTCCCACCCAGCTCATCGAACACCCTCATCGACGCCAACCTGGTTCAGCTCGCGATGGCCCGCGACGTGTCACCGCTGTCATACCGAGCAGACTCAATCCTGTGGGGACTGGACCCTGCTCGCTTTGGGGACGACGAGAGTGTGCTTGGTAAACGCCAGGGCGTCCTCTGTCGCACGATGAACACCTGGCGAGGGCTAGATGGCGTGGAGCTGGCTGGGCGCGTCTCTAAGCTCATCCTAGACGCAGAGGAAGAGAACGCCGCTCCGGATGCTCTGTTCATCGACTGCGGTGGGGTGGGGGCGTCGGTGGTGGACCAGCTGAGACTGTTGGGCTGGGGTGATTTGATTCGACCGGTCGATTTTGGTTCAGGTGCAGATGACGTGAGGTTCTTCAATAAGCGAGCCGAGATGTGGTGGAGACTCTCCGATTGGCTCAAGAGAACAGACGCAATGCTTCCCTCTGACCCAGAGTTGGCCGGTCAATTAACCGCACCGTCGTTCTCGTACCGCGTGGTAGGCAAGAAGACCGCGTTCGTGCTCGAAAGCAAGGACGACATGAAGAAGCGTGGGGTTGGCTCACCTGACCGCGCCGATGCCTTGGCTCTCACGTTTGCTGCTGCGGTAGCCCCGAAGGGCAAAGAGAGAGCAGCAGACCACCGTCGAAGCGCACGAGCAGTTACTGACTATGACCCGTTCTCGGAGGCACAACATGGGCTCGCCTGATGTTCCTGCTCCTATCAAGCCACCGGCTGCTCCTGACGCGCTCGACCCTCAGCTGCAGATGCTGATGTTCGGAAGCACCGACAGCCTGCTCAAGAAGACCAGTGGTCGAGCTGGGTCGTTCTCTGGTGCCATCAGCCCGTTTATGAAGGTCCAAGATACGACTGGGTATGGATACACTTCTCTCGCCGATAAGCCAATGAAGGCTGACACTGGTCTCCCTGATGACATGGGGATGGCGGCTGGCCTGCTTGGAGAAGCTCCTACGACCACCACCGCTCCCGATACTCGCGCATCGAATACTCCTCCAGGCGGGGCTCAGTTGGTCGCTGGCGTCGACAAGACGCAGGCTGGCGTGGCACCCGAAGCTCAGTCTCCGCAGGAAATCATGGCGGCCGAAGGGCTCTTGTCTGTTCTTGGTGGAGAGCCTGCGCCCAGACCTAAGTCTGCAGTCATGCCCATTGGCATCAGGGCCAAGCCCATGCTCGCTAAGCCGCGCACGATTGGGAGGTTCTGATGCAAAACCAGAGCAAGCGTGAGCGCCTCGACAAGTGGCTGGGTATCCTTCGCGGTCAGCGTGCCACCTGGGAGCCTGAGTGGAAGGACATTCTGAACCAGATGCTTCCATATCGCCAGAAGTGGAAGAGCGATACGAGCAACGATGGCAAGCGCAAGAACGACCACCTGTACAACAACACGCCCATCAGGGCCCTCGACATCCTTTCTGCTGGGATGATGAGTGGCATCACGTCCCCTTCGAGGGAGTGGTTCAAGCTCACCGTTAGCAATAACGCACTGTACGACAACAAGAACGTCAAGTCATACCTGGACCAGTGCGAGGTTATCATCCGCGAGAAGCTCGCACACTCGTCTTGGTACGTGGCTCTTGCCAACGGGGTATACCCAGAGCTTGGGTCGATCGGAACCAGCTGCTTGATGATGGAGCCTGACCCGGTCAGATACCTGCGCTTCGAGAGCGTTCCTGCTGGTGAGTACTTCCTCGACGTGAATGAGTTCGGTGAGGTCGACACGTTCTTCCGAGAGCGCGTGTGGTCTGCTCGTCAGGTGGCGATGAAGTTCGGCCTCGATGTGCTATCTCCAACCTTACGCATGGCTGTCGATAACGGGGACATGAATCAGCCCGTGACTATCATCCAGGCCATCTATCCTAACGATGAGTATGACCCAAAGCGCATGGATGCTGCCGGTAAGAAGTGGGCGTCGTGCTGGTGGGATACCAACGACGAGAGCGGTAAGTTCCTGCGCGAGAGCGGATATGAGGACTTCCCTGTGTTGGCTCCTCGATGGACTGTTCGTCCTGGTGATGCTTATGGTCGTGGTCCTGGCTGGGAGATTCGTGGTGATTGTCGAGGACTGCAAAAACTCGAGAAACTGCTCATCTCTCTCGTGGATAAGACATCGAACCCACCCATGGTTGGGCACGAGGGGTTGAAGACTTCGAGGGCAAGTCTCATCCCTGGCGACATCACTTATGTTCCGTCTGGTGCTACTGATGGTTTCCATCCTGCAATCCAGATACCTCCGGCAGCTATCGTGGCCACCGAGCAAAATATCATGCGCCATGAGGGACGCATAAAGAGCGCCATGTATGTAGACCTGTGGCAGGACATGATTCAGGATGACCGTGCGCAGAGAGCTACTGCCACCGAGATTGCTGCTCGCAAGCAGGAGATCATGCTCCAGCTTGGGCCAATCTTGGAGAACCTGAATGTCTCCCTGTTGGAGCCCGTCATCAACAACGCGTACGCGGCAGGCACTCGCTATGGGTGGTTGCCTCCTCCTCCACTTGAGCTGCAGGGAGCGGACTTCGATGTGGAGTTCGTAAGCATTGCGCACCAGATGCAGAAGATGACCGCACTGTCTGGCACTCGCACGCTTGTGCAAGAGACTGGGCTATTGGCCCAGCTTGACCCTGGTGTGATGCAGAAGCTCAACGGTGATGTGATTGTCGACGAGATTGCCTCGATGGTTGGCGCGAAGCCCTCGATGGTGCGCACTGCCGAAGAGGTCAAAGAGATTCGTGACGCCCAGGCCCAAAAGCAACAGATGGCAGAGCAAGGTCAGGCAATGCTTGCCGCAACTCAGGGAGTAAAGAACCTGGGCTCAGCAAATCCGCAGAGCCTGCAGGACATCGCCAGTATGATCTCCCCCGTCGCCGCAGCGCAGGGTGGCGTTAATCAGATTGGAGTATCGTGATGACCGAAGTAGGACCACTCGCCAATCAGGAAACCCAGGACGCCATGAAGGCTACTCGCAGGCGCAGGTCTCGCGAGCACCGGCAGGACATTGAGTACATCATGTCCACCCAGCCTGGTCGCAGGTTCATGTATTGGCTGCTATTTGAGAAGTGCGCTGTCCATGGCTCTTCGTTCTGCGGGGCCATCAAGGATGGCTCGTCTGCAGCTCAGCATGCAGCGTTCTTAGAGGGCCACCGCGACGTAGGTTTGTCGTTGGCTGGTGACCTGCAGGAAATCTGCGTTGGGAGATACATCGAGATGATGCAGGAAGAGTTCTCGTCTCGCGCTAGGGACTTTGTTCACACACAAGGAGATGAATCGTGACCGATCAAGCCATCGCCCCCACGGGCACGGCGGCAGCAGCGACGACCACAGCCACGGCTGCGGCACCGTCAACCACACAGGCCCCAGCAGTGGCTGCTCCCGCAGCTGACGCTGGTATCCTGGCTACACCGGTAGAGAACGTTGCTGCTCCGAGCGGTGAGGGCAAGCCCTCGTCACCCGCAGAGAGTGACATCGACATCAAGCTGCCGGATGGAATTAAAGCGGACGAGGCGACTCTCGCCGAGTTCAAAGCCATTGCGAAGAAGGCTGGGCTGGATTCTGCCAAAGCATCTGAGTTGGCTGGGTTCTACTCCAACCTTCAGGCCAAGCAAGCCCAGGTGGCTGTAGAGCAATGGAAGCAGCGCAATACGGAGTGGGTTGACGCCCTCAAGAGTGACCCCGAGTTTGGTCGGGATAAGTACTCTGAGACTGCCAACCTGGCCCGCATTGGCGTGCAGAAGTTGGGCGGCAAGGAGTTGGTGGACGCGATTGTCTCGATGGGCCTTGGGAATCATCCCGTGCTCGTCAAGGCCTTTGCGCGAGCAGCTCGTGCCATGGGAGAGGATTCAAGCGCAGCGACGGCGATGGGGCAATCAGGCTTCACCGACGAGGCTGCGGCACTTAGACAACGATACCCGTCGATGTTCAATGAGGACGGAAGTCCCAAGGCTTGATGGGTTAGGAGATTCAAATGGCAGTGACAACTACGGCTGACAGCGGTTTTCCGAGTCTTGTAAACTGGGCGAAGCGGCTCTCTCCGAGCCAGGGCGTTGCTGATGTCATCAACGTCTTGTCGAAGAAGATGCCCCTGCTGGACGACATCCCCTGGATGGAATCCAACATGCCCACCGGCCATCGCATTACGCAGGCTGTAAACGCTTTGCCGAGCCCCTCGTGGCGCAAGCTGAACTCCGGACTGTCCGCTGTTAAGGGTCAGACCGATCAGTTCGACGAAGCCATGGGTATCCTCCAAGCCGAATCGCGGGTCGACGTTGACCTGGCGAAGCTCGGTGGCAATGCTGCTGCGTACCGCGCTAGCGAGGACAAGCTCTTCATTGAGAGCCTTGGTCAGTCGGCGAGCACGGCGCTCATCTATGAGAGCGTGCAGTCGAACCCCGAGCGCATCCACGGGCTCACCCCGCGCTTCCCGGCGACCACTGGGTACACGGCGAGCAGCTATGTGCTCAAGGCCGGTACGTGCTCCGGTGTCGACGGCCACAGCATCTGGCTCATCAACTGGGAGCCCCGCAAGCTCTACGGGATCTTCCCGAAGGGCTCGATGGCTGGGCTGAGTGTTGAGGACAAAGGCGAGATTCTCGTCAATGACCCCAACGACAGCACGAAGCAGCTGTGGGTGTATGCTACCAAATTCCAGTGGAAGCTGGGCTTGGCGGTTGAAGACTACCGCTACGCCGTCCGTATCCAGTGGGACACCAGCGAAGCTGAGTACACGGCTTCTGCCGGTAAGCTCAAGATCGCAATGTCGAACGCCTTGGAAACTATCTACTCGCGAGATGGCAACCTGCGCTTCTACATGGATCGCACCACCAAGCGGCAGCTCAATGCAGAGCTTGATGCTTCGCAAAACGGCAACTTCCTGACGTATCTCGACCAAGGTGGTAAGTTGGTTGAGTCGTTCATGGGCGTTCCGATTCGCGTCAGCGACTCGCTCACTGCCGAAACCTGCATCTCGTAACAACGAAAAGGAAAAGGAGAAAACAATGTCTTTGGTAGATAACAACCTGTTCTTGGGTTACGCCCCAACCATCACCAACAGCAACACCGGAAAGGTGTTCACGGTGGCGTCTGGTTCTGGAAACGACGCAGCCTATGACGCGGGGAGCAGCATCAAGCTCTTCGAGTCTCGGAATCCGTCGATTCGCATCGACATTCCTGCGCTGGCTATCGGAACCGCTGGCGCGGCTGACTGCACGGTTCTCGTGCAGCTGATGGGCGCTACTGACACGTCGTATACCAGCGAGGCCCCGATTGCCACCTGGTACTCGGCGGTTCGTGATGACGGTACCACGGCCATCGGAACGGGTGGTATCAGCATCACTCCTCCTCCGATGTTCCCCACGGGGCAGCTTGTGGCGCGTCGGTACTACTACCTGAAGGTTACTCTGGGCGGCACCACGCCTGACCTTACGGCGGGGACCATCCCTGTCTACGGCCAGTCGATGAACGGTCAGCAGACCAACCTTCCCAACACCCGCGCTGCTGCCCCGGCGTAGGAATAGAAACACAAGAGGACTCAAGCCATGCCCAAGTATTGGATTAGCACGCCTCGTTTCATCAAGCAGATTGGCGACAGTGAGCCGCAATTCATCGCGGCTTCTCCCAACAACCCCGTTCTCGTCGAGATCGAGGAGGTCAAGGAGAAATCGCTCGGAGCCACTCTGTGGAAATTTGACGAGCCGTCCCCTGCTCCGTTGCTCCCAGCCCACGCTGGACCAGCGGCTCACCCAATGTCGACTGGTGCCCAAAAGCACTCGACGCCTATTGGTCGTAAGCCGAAGGCTGGGCGTGCTGCTGACTCCTAGCAACAAGATGTGATTGCGGGGCCCTGGGTAACTGGGGCCCTGCTTTTCTTCGAGGTTCAAGATGACTGAATCGAGCGCAAAGTATCACCTGTGGAACCGTGCCCTTTCCCGCATTGGCGAAGCTGCCGACATCACCTCGAATACCGACACGCAGCTCTCTGCGACGACATGCGCCATCCATCACGACGATCTTGTGCGTCTGATGCTTGAGTCATTCACCTACCCGTGGGCGAGACGCCAAGCGACGCTTACCTGCATCGACACGGTCACCGAGACTACGACCGGGGCCACGAGCCCTGGCACCACTCAGTTCGACATCGGCTCAGACTTCCGAGATGGGTCGACGCTCACGGTCACGAAGATCCTCCTGACTGACGACAGCGGGGTCACGTACACGACGTGGTCTTCTGGCACCACCTACGCATCCGGTGCCACCGTAGTGAAAGGCTCGCGCTACTACGAGAGCCTACAGAACGCCAACACCAACCACGACCCATCCACTAGCCACACCTGGTGGACCCTGGTTAAGGGCGAGATGGTTGAGGACGAGGACTATACGGTCACCTCACCGACTCTCGACGGTGTGCTTGGGCATATCACCACCGACACGGCTGTTCTCGACACGCACCAGATTGAAATTGTCGTAGCCATCAGTCGCGTAGGGTGGGAGCACGCATATGCTCTTCCGAGCGACTTCGTGGCACCAGTGGCTCTGCTCTTCGAGAACCAGCGCGTGGACCTTACCACAGCTGATGGTCGATACCCGTACGACATCTACAGTGCAATGGATGGTCAAGACAAAGAGTTCTTCACTGACCTTGCTACTGACGACGACTTTGTTCTTGAGTACACCGGGGAAGTGCGCTCGGTATCCATGATGCCCGCAGCCTTTCGAGAGGCTCTTGTTTATAGGCTTGCTGCTGAGCTTGCAGTTGCTCTTCGCAAGGACGCTGCGATTGCCCAGGGCATGCTGAAGATGGCCAGGGACACAGAAGCCATCGCTCAGTCAAACGCCCTTCGCCACAGGCAGGAGAACCCTGAGCTTGACTCCCCAACGCTAAACGCCAGAGGCTAGCCGTGGCCCCACAACGCGAGACCCAGACGAACTTCACTGGTGGTGAGTTCTCTCCTACTCTTTGGGGTAGGACTGACTTCGAGAAATACTCCACTGGGTGCAGGACTCTGCATAACTTCGTCGTGACCCCGTCAGGGTCTCTCGCCAACAGGCCAGGTGCGATGGGGGTGTACGATTCAGGGGCTGACGCCATGAACGGCAGCTCTGTGTGTAGGTGTTACCGGTTCACCGATTCTACCACTGGCACGACCAGGTGGATTCTATTGGCGTTCACGTACGACGTTGGGGCCACACATTCTCACATATATCCGTTCTATTCGGCTGGAAGCGACATGCCTGAGGGCTCTGCCGCAATCCGTATCCCAGACCCACTCTCGCCTGGCAATTACATCTCTCTTGAGACTAGCCACTCTGCTGCCGGATGCCAAGACGGTAACTGCGTCGGGTACGCAGAGGACGAGCTGTCTCAGCTGAACTTCGCCCAGCAGGGCAACGTCATAACCATCTGCCACCCCAATCACGTACCAGCAGAGCTGAAGATGACCACCGCATGGGATACGTGGGCTTATGGTGGCATCACGTTCGACGTGCCGCTGTTCCCAACCACCACCGAAACCACCACCGGCAGCGGCGGTACGGCGTTCCCGGTAGCCACGAGATTCTACGGTGCAGAGCAGCTCACGGTGACGCAAATCACCATTGCCACCGGAGCGCGCACTGAGCTGGAGCTGACCAAGGACTATACTGTCACGGTGTGCACGGGCGACACGGCGAACGGGTCTGTCACCACGGTCAGCAACATCTCTTCGTCGTACAAGATCGAGGTGGTCATCGAGGCATCGTGGGGCGGCAAGCCTCGCATGTACGACCACAACGACCTAACCAATGGCGTGAGCGGCGTGTCGTCGATCGTCCAGTATGGAGACGAGAGCCACCCTCTTCGTGACTGGCAGTGGCAGGTCACGCGCATCATTGAGTACGCTGATGGCTCCACTATCGAGACCATGCCGTACACTGTCAGCAAGTGGGTAGCTCCAACGGTGTCTTTGTGGACCGGGGTTGGTTCGTATGTGACCGGCAACACAGTGCATCTCGGAGGAACCTATGCTGATGGCGCGACGTATGTCCCCGCCACGGTAACAGACGGTCGATGGTACGTGGCGCTACAGAACAGCACCAACAAGAACCCCGCGACAGAGACTGCGTACTGGCGCGCAGTGTACCCTCACGACACAATATCAGAGAAGGCGTACACCGAGACCGACCTCAAGAAGAGCTTGCCCGTCTACCCCGAGATTCCGTTCCAGCTGCACTGGGGAGAGTGGGTGGCCACCACCAGGACATACCGCATCATCGCCACGCGCATCTACCGTGGGCGGCTTGGGAGATATGGCTTCATCGGGGAAACCAAGGACAACTGGTTCATTGACGACGGTCAGACTCCTGACTTCTCGCGCCCTCCTCCTCAAGGGGTTAACCCGTTTAAGGTGTATGCCGCCGACGGCACCACGCTCACGCGCACTGAAAACCCAAGTGTCGTCACATACTTCGAGGGGCGCAGGTTCTTTGCTGCCACCAGGGAGCGACCTGCTCGTGTTTGGGGGAGCGCCGTCGAGGAGTACAACAACTTCGACGAGATAATCCCGCCGAAGGACAGCGACTCACTGAGCTTCGAGCTGGCATCGACGAGCCTTGAGGCCGTCAAGGCGCTCGTGCCACGTCGAGAGCTGATCGTCCTCACCGACTCCTCGGAGTGGGTTGTGGGAGGTTCGGAGCAGGGTGGCCTTCTGACCCCCAATAGCATCGCAGCCCGCAAGGAAGGCGAGCGAGGAAGTGGCTCGCTACAGCCCATCATGGCTGGTGACTCTGTCATCTTCGCCCAGCGCAAGGGTTCTATTCCTCGTGCCCTGGTTTTCTCGCGTGACGGTGGAGGATACCAGGCCAAGGACTTGTCTCTGTTCGCTCGCCATCTCTTCGCGGGGCACACCATTGTGGACTGGGCTTACGCTCAAGACCCATGGCAAATCATCTGGGCTGTGCGAGATGATGGCTTGCTGCTCTCGTGTACTTATATCGCAGAGCGCGACATGTTCGCGTGGTCGACGCACGAGATCAAGAACCAGTACGAGGGCAAGGTGCGCAGTATCTGCATTGTCCCAGAGGACACCGAGGACTCTGTCTATCTGGTGTACGAGCTGACGGAGGGCTCAACCAATAGAATACTGATGAGGCTGTGGGGTTTCGACCAGGCAGACCTGCGCCTGGCAAACAGGGTTGACAGCTCCTACACCTGGGATGGACGAAACCCATATTTGTCTGGGGCAACAGAGATTAGTATCGAATACTCAACGTCAGGAGCCTGGTGGCCTACCACCGTCGAGGGTGTTGCCCCTGTTGGAGGGACTGGTATCGGGGAGTTCGTTACAATCACCGTCACCGGAACAGCCACGACCCAGCGCCAGCCGTTTCAAGACCTCATCGAGGGAAGCTCCAACACGGCACCATCGTTCACTACCGGTGCTCTTGCGTCTCCTGGTACAAAGTTCGCACTTCAGCTAAACAGCTCAAACGAAGACGGTACTTTCATCAAGGTTCGTCTGATGTGCGTGCACGACACCGGAGGAGGGGCATTGGTCTATCTTGGAAAAGTTCTCTCCAACAACCTGTCCGCATCTTCAAGAACATATTCGATTACAGATTTTGTGTTGTGCTTCAATAGTCTTAGGGACGACAACGCCAACTGGGCAAGAATATACGGAGACGCATACACTGGAGAGTACACTGCCAAGTACGTGGCAGACGGTGTGTTTTACGACTCTGCCGCAAATGTCTCATACCCCATGACTCTCGACTCCGGTGTATACGCAGGAATCTGCCATGTAGGAATCCCGGTTGTGTCTCAGATGGAGTCACTGGACATGGTCCCTGAGATTGGCCGCAAGAAGCTCGCGTCTGCTGTCAACGTGCACTTCGTTGGCATGAACGGAGCTGATGTGGCTCAGTCGATAGAGGACTACGACGCAGGTAAGGGTCAGGCTGTAAAGAGCGCAGCAGCTGATGTCTCACACCACCCAATCGATGCGGAGTGGTTCCAGTCTCACACGCCCATCCAGGGCGAGTGGTCAGAGAACGCCAGGGTGGCAGTGGTGCAGGAAGACCCGCTCCCTGTGAGCATTGTCGGCATCACTCGCGAGATTGAATATGGCGGCTGATGTCATCATCAGATCAGCGACCGTGGCAGACGCAGTCGAGATGGCTCCGGTTATGCGCCAGAGCGAGGTCGATGAGATCTTGGCGTCTGGTGGCAAAGAGCCACTGCCAACCCTTCTTGAGGCGCTTAACTCCTCGACAGAGTCGTGGGTGGCGTTTTTTGATGGGCGTATTGCGTGTATGTGGGGCGTGGCGCCTCGCAGCGGGGTGATGAGTGGCGAGGGTATTGCCTGGCTTCTCACCACGCCTGTAATCGAATCCTACAAGCAAGAGTTCTGGGCGTACTGCACAGCCTCATTGTTGGACCTGCTGTCGCGATGGGACACCCTTGTCAATGCCATCGACTGTCGCCACGGCAAAGCAATTCGCTGGGCAAAGAAGTTGGGTTTCGTGCTAGAAGAGCCTGCTCCGTTCGGTGTTGCCGGACTTCCGTTCCAGGCGTTCAAGGTTAGGAAGGAGGACGTGCATGTGTGAACCAGTGTCGATGGGGATTGCAGCCGGGGCCATGCTTGTTGGTGGTGGTATCTCTGCTGCGGGTCAGATTCGCTCTGCCAATGCTGGTGCCAAGGTTGCCAGGAACAACGCGTTGATGCAGCAGTGGCAGGCTGATTCTGTGATGCGCCAGGGGGTCGAGCAGGCCGCAGCCATCCGAGCCGAAGGTGAGCGCACAGCTGGTGCTGCTCGTGCGGCAACCGTGGCCAACAATATCTCGACGAGCGTTGGCTCAATGGAGCACATCGGAGACATCTCTCGGATGAACGCCGAGCGCGATGCGGAGATCATCAAAGCGAACGCAGCCCTGCAGGCATGGGGCCACAAGGTCGAGGGTCAGAACGCCCTTGAGCAGGCGCGCATCAACAAGGAGGGAGCCATGTGGGGAGCGGCTGGCAGTATCCTTGGGGGTGCTGGCCAGGCTGGTCTCTCGTATGGCTCGTGGTACGGCTCGTACAAGGGCAGGGGGGTTTAGTAATGAAGGTCCCCATCCTAGACCAACGAGCCGAGCTTGCCGCTATTCCTGGCGTGCAGCAGAGTATCAGCTACGCCCCCATCGAGCAGGGCATCAGTCAGTTCGGGGCTGGGCTCACGAAGGCAGTGTCTGGGGTGGCGCAACTAGCAGCCACCGTGTCACACGAGAACGATGTCGCTGCGAGCACGGCTGCGTATTCCGACTGGCTCAAGAAGCGCAACGCAGCCATCGAAGGCACGGGCGGGTACCTGAACAAACAAGGCAGAGACGCCATCGACGGAGCGTCAAAGACCCTGGAGTTCGTGCGTACGCAAGCCGCAGGCATCGAGGGTAACCTGTACAACGACGCCCAGCGCGCCATGTTCCGCGAGCGCATCCAGGGTCACCTGATGGAGACGGAGAGTCTCGTCAATCGTCACGTCGTGTCTCAGTCAGGGGTTATCAAGAGAGCCTCCGAAGAAGCGGCCAAGGGCGAGCTTGCATCGTCAGCCACAGCTGCGGCGGTGCGCGGTGATGTTGAGGCGTCAATATCGTCAGTGCAAAAGGGGATCGAAGTGGTCGAACAAGAGACAAGCCACCTTGATTCTGAGTCCCGGCAACGAGCCCGCGTGATGTACAACACAAGCACCGTGCTCCCCGCCATCGAGGCGGCGCTCGACCAGGGAACGCCCACTGGCCTGGCAACAGCAAAGCAGCTGCTTGCAGCCTATCGAAACAACGTCGACAGCAACGCTCTCGTGCGCTCCGGCATTGAAGCGCGCATGGAGAAGGTGGCCAGGTCTGGCGAGGTTCTCGTGCAGGCCAACAAGATCTTCAATGACAACGTCGACACCAAGCAGAAGGGCGTGTGGGATGCGGCGAAGATGATGGAACAGGTGGCCAACGAGCCTGACCCAGTTAAGCAGGATATGATTCGCGACGCCATCACCAAGCGCATCTCGCAGGAAGAGCGCGCCTGGGACTCTTCCGACCAGATGCGCGTCGATGAGCTGTCGAGCCAGATACTCTCGAAAGAGTTCGGCACTCTACAGTCCATGCGTGGCGACAAGTCCTACGACGCAATGTCTGCTCGCGGTAGACGCCGAGCCGACGAGAAGTGGACATCGTGGTATCGAGCAGAGCACGGCACCTCCAGGGAGCGGCAGCAGCAGAAGGATGAGGATAGGATTGCCCTCAACAACTTCCGCAGCCTGGAGGCCGAAGAGCAGGTCAGCGTCGACATCGGCTCTGATAGAAGGTTCGACAACGTGTCCCCGGTTGGCAAGTCGTACCTTGGGCTCTACCAGGCGAACGCCAAGAAGCTGAGCCGAGGTACACTGGCTGAAATCAGGAGAAACGCCGAGGTCTGGGCTGACGAGGCAATGGTCGACCCAAACAAGAAGACATCGGAGAGCGAAGCTCGCAGGACGTGGATAGGAAACGCGATGGAGTATGCGGTAGCGTACACGAGCAGGCTCGGTGTCTCGTCACTTCCTCCTGATGAGGTGGCCAAGCTAAAGGCTGAGCTATCTGCACAGCGAGCGAAGGAAACGTTCGCCAACAAGGTGCGCAGGGCGACCGGAATGGACGAGAAGACCGCCCCAGCTGGCACCATGCGCGGTGGGGTGAAGTACACACCAGACACCAGTCCAGCGCAGGGTGTTGGCTTCGTCAAGATGCGAGGACCTGACCCGAAAGACAAGGGAAAGACACTCACAAGGAACATCCAGAACACCGAAGAAAAAATTAATGCGGCAAGGGCGGCAGGGTGGGAGATTGTCAAATGAGCGACGGAGCAAGCTTCCTTGATGGGTCCACGGATGCAGAGCCTCAACAGCAAGCAGACACATCGTTCTTGGATGGCTCTGAGGAGGTCGAGCAAGAATCATCGAACCCTGTTGGTGAATTCCTTGTCGAAGGGGTGAAGCAGGTTGGCTCGGATGTTCTCGACTACGTCCAGCAGGAGCAGGCCGGGAAGATCGCTCTTGTCAACAACATTCTCACGTACGCTCGCTCTGCTCGTGGTGGTGATGAGCGCAAGGCTGTTACTGAAATCTCGAGAGAGACAGGCACTCCGACTGCGGAGGTGATGAGCAAAATACCCGCTCTCGCCGAAATGGCTGACGAGAACGCCGACGCTCTGTCGTTGTGGCTCAAGCACCCTGAAGTATTCGACGCGATGGTCAACAACCCAGACATGATTGGGGTGACCGTACAGAACGAGAACCTTGGCAAGCTCCAGAAGATGGTGCGAGCCGCTAAGGCGTACTCTGACTTGGACTCCCGCATGTATGTCGGAGAGGAGTCAGAGGAAGAGTACCAGGCTCGCATGCAGACCATGTACTCGACGGCAAAAGAAAAGGCCCACACTCCGCAGCCGGTGGCCACAAAAGACGTTAGCGACAAGGAAGGTCTGTTCGGAGGCATCGCGAACACTGCGCGAGCCATGGCCGACAGGTTCTCGACGGCGTTTTCTGGGGGCAGCGAGAAGCTTGCCCTGGAGAAGATCAAGCTGGAGGTCGAGCTGCAGATCGCCAAAGATTCAGACGAGCCAGATGCCCCATCTAAAGCAGCCGAGACAGAGCGCAAGCTGTGGGAGGTCGAGAGAAAGATAATCGACAACGAGCGCGAGATGTTTGTGCAGAAGGACTACCAGCTCGGAGTGGCTGGGCGTGAGCTTGAGACCCTCGCCGAGTTTGCTGGCGGTATTGGTCCGTTTCTCACGATCAAGAACGCACCCAAGCTGGTAGGCGCGGCGGCTGGGTTCATTGGTGGAGTAGGTGTCTCGGTGGCAGGCAAGGAGCCACAACCAGGCCTGCCAATGAAGCTCGCTAAAGAAGGATGGAGGGTTGGCACGCCAATCGGGTACGCGCTTGAAGCTGCGTACATGTACACCACTGAACTCACCAAGACCTATGATGCTCTTGGAGAGAAGACAGACGAAAACGGTGCACTCCTTGACCCGTACAGCAAGATCGCCATGGCTGCAGCCACTGCGGCAATCAAGACCCCGCTCATAATGGGTGCCATATCGAGCGCCGAGAAAAGCGCAGCGTCTGCTGTTCAGCTGGCGAGCGCAAGGCGTGCCGAGCTGTGGCTGAATAGAATCTCTGTCAATAAAGAATACCTGTCCCGCATGAGAGAAATCGGCAAAGCCATCGTCAAGAACTCTGTCGACGGAGCCAAGAACATGAGCTTCGCCGACATGGCTGGCGAGGCGATGGAGCAGATTGCTCCAGCCATCGCGTCAGGAAAAATCCCTGAACTCAACGCGGTTGATATTCTCATCGACGGGGCTGAGTCATTCGAGAGCATGGCACACGGTGGGGCCCTGTTTGGTCTCGTTACCACCGGCATCCCCGGTACGTACCGAGCAACCAGGTCGGCTCGCGCTGCCATCAGAGCAGAGCGGCAGCTGCGCCTAACGACCAACCTAGCTCGTGCTGCGTCTGGTCTGGCTGAGTCGCCTGGGGCTCCGGTTATATCGCCAATGATTGCTGACGCCATCGCCAATGCGGAGAAGACGGAAGGCAGGAAGATCGAGAATCTGTACGTCGACCCGGTCGAGCTTGAGCGCACGGCTGCGGCTACTGGGCTCGATGTGAAGCAGCTCGTCGAGACGCTGATGGGACCAGACGGACAGGCCAGGATGGAGAAGGCAAAGAGCCTTCGAGTTGACGAGCCCGGCCAGAGGGCCACGCTCGAAGTCCCGGTCGCAGAGTACTTCGAGAAGTGGGGTGGCAGGGCCATCTCCGAGCGCCTTGCTGACCACACCAGCATGCGCCCAGGAGAGATGACGGCCTACGAGATGGCGACCATCTCCCCAAGGGAGTCACAGGCGATCACCGAGGAAGCAAACCGCCTCATCGCCGAAGAGAAGGACTTCACGCCCAAAGAACCTGAAGAGATTCGAGCGGCAGACAAGATTCAGGAAGTGCTCGAAAGGGAAGGCGAGTACTCAGGAGAGAACGCCGCTCACGCGATGGCGCTCACGCGGGCGTTCGTAACGGTGCTCTCGAAGAAGACCGGCAGGCCAGCTGCCGAGCTGATGCGTGAGTCAGCTGTTCACGCGGCCATCGTTATGGCTGACGAGTCCGCGTCGAAGAGCCTGGGGGGCATGGTGCTGTCGCCAGCGTCCATCGAGATGGTCTATGCAGAGCACTCGAAGCTCAGCCTGCAGGAGAAGGCAGAGAGGCTGTACCGCGATCGCGTCACCGGAGCCCTCACTGAAGGCGGGTGGGAGATGCGGACCAGAGACCCAGAGAGGGGCCAGGTCGCGCTGGTGTCCTTCGAGGGCTCCAAGATCACCAATGACGCATATGGGCACAAGAGCGTCGACGGTGCGCTAAGGGCGGTCGTGCGCGAGCTGCGGGCTGCTGGCATTACGAACGTGATGAAGCGCGGTGGGGACATCGCCTTCGACGTACGCGACGCCAAGGAAGCCGCAGTGCTCCGCGAGAAGATTGCCGTGGCGCTCGACCCGGAGGGACGCATCGGCGTCACGATCACCACCGGCAAGACGATCGCAGAGACCGGCAAGGCCCATCAGGAAGCCAAGGACCGTGGGGTCGAGAAGGGCGAGCTTGGAGACCGCAGGTATGGTCCCAAGAGCATGATTGGAGACATGCCCAAGCTGGCCTTCGAGAAAGGCCAGGAAGGCATCTCCAGTGAGAGCCCAGAGGGCAAGGCTATCCTCGCCAAGGTTGCCGAGCGCATGGCCCCCATCGCTTCTCGGTGGGAGTCCCAAGACGGTGCTGCTCCGTCGGAGATAACCAAGGCCCACGTCGAGTCTCTTGCGGGCAAGACGGCTGCAGAAATTGCCAGGATGACGTACGTCGACGAGACCGGGCTTGGCAACGCCAATCTCTTCGAGGATGCACGAGCGTTCGCTCCGAAGGCCTACGTCGCCAGCATCGACCTGCGCGCCTTCAAGAAGCACAACGACCTGTTTGGCCACGACGGTGGCAATGTGCTGATGTGGTACGCCAAGCGCGCAATGGCTCTTGCCGGTGGCGGTCGCGTCGACCTGAGTGCCTTGCATGGCGACGAGCTTGCAGCCCAGCACAACAGCCGCGAGGAGATCGAGCTGATAATGGACGCAGCGCGTCGAGAACTAGACAGCACCTGGTTCGTGAAAACACTTGACGACGGTAGCATATTGGTACAAAAGGGTGTACAGTTCTCTTACGGAATTGGAGAGACCTATGACAAAGCAGACAGAATCGAACTCCCAGACGCAAAACGAAGACAGCTGGTTAGAAGAGGAGTTAAAGTCAGCGCCGAGCGCGCCGCAATCGTCCTCGGAAGAATTAAGGAAGTGGCTGGACGAGAACGCGGTTCCATTGTCGAAGTTGGCAGAGCACTGGGCCAAAGGAATGATTCGGCGTCAAGGTCGGATTCTCTAGGGTCAGGAAGGCCTCCGGAGATCAGGGAATCAGAGTCCTCCGCTCGCGAGAAGATTGCTGCAGCTGGAGTTGAGAGCTGGTCCCGCATCGACAACCAAGACGGCACGGTCGTATTTGTAGGGAAGACCGCAGACGGCAGGTCTTTCGAGCAATTCGCAATATCAGATACGAGAAAAGGTCCGGTCAGCGAGACCGCAGTGCGACATCCTGACCTGGACCATCGCCTGTCAGCGCAGGACGTGTACGATCACCGCAACGCTACCGCCCCTGCTCGCGAGCATCTCGACGAGATTCGCAGCGACACCGGAGCCCCGGTCCGCAGCGATGGCACCATCAATGCTGGAGAGGTCGCCCTCAAGATGTTTCAGAGCGGCAACCCAGAGGAGTGGCTGAATAAGTTCGAAAGCAACAAACGGGTCAAGCAGATCTACTCGGCAGAGGACATCAAGTCCCTGAGAGACTCGATGATGGTCACCAGGGCCGTCATGCAGAAGGCATACGATCGCGGCATCATGCCAGAAGAGGGCCTGGAAAGCGCACTACGCAGCAATGCAGACTTCATCCAGTCTCTTGACCTGACGACGATCTGCCCGCGCCAGGACGCGTTCGTGGCCACCGTGCACGCCATCGAGCGCAAGCACAAGCGCATCTTTGGACCGCTGGAGAGGTTCCGTATCGGAGAGATGATGGTGGAAGCAGGGGCCCAGCCTTCGTGCTGGTACTGCTATGGGCAAGCCTCGCGAGACCGCTATGACATGGTTGTCGGCCAGGCTAATGAGGCAGCGAAGAAGATCATCGCCATCCTAAAGAAGAACCCAAGATCGTCAACCGAGTCTTTCGTTGACGCTCTGGTGACAGAGAACCACAAGTGGGGCCTGCACTCCACGTTCGCCAAGTGGATGAAGGAAAACTGGGACAAGCTGGAGGCCGCAGGAATCCCCAACGAAGTCGACCTGCGCAACTGGGCAATCAAAGAAGCGACCCCTGCTGGTGCTGTCCTGCAGGACTATGCAGCCATTATCAACAAGCACGCTCACTCCATCGTGCACGAGAACGCCCCCAAGCAGTGGGGGTCGGTGCGTCAGCAGATTCTCAGGATGCGCCAAAGCATCGTCGATATCCATAACGCCAGGGCTGGTTTGCGGCTCAACAGCCAGACTGACTTTCGACCGTGGCACGTCATCGAGATGCAGCAGGCTGTGGCGTCTATGAGGGCTCGTGGTCTCAAGGCTCACGTATACACCAAAGAAGATGCGTTCCTTCGAGTGATGGCGCACACCGGAATCAAGTTCAACCTGTCGGCTCTGTACGCAACTGATGCCAGCGGGAAGATCATCAGGGACGCACAGGGAAGACCCACGTTCAACGATGTCATCGGGATGTCCGGTGAGAGCATCGAGCGGTGGATTAATGAGATCCCCAACGATGCCGGTGGAATGCTCGTGGCCCACACCGACGAGTCCTTTCTTGCTGGATTCAAGGATGACCGCATCCACATGATCATCCCCTACCACCAGGGCAGCGTGAAGACTGAGGTCACCGAGGCAGCGAACGCCAGGTCGTACCAGTCATTCCAACACGAGAAGTGGGACGAGGGTGGGTCAATAACGTACAAGGGGACGAAGTACGAGAAGGACGCGACCATCGAGATCACTGTGGACGGCAAGACGCACAAGATCGACGTTGGCCACGATATCAACTCCTCGATCCACAAGAGCGACTTCAGCACGTACATCGCGATTATCAACGAGCTTGGGCTCACCCCCAAGTTCGCCACCCTTGAGCTTACTGACCCAGCCACTGGAGAGGTGGTGAAGATTGGCCAGCCCACCAAGGACGGCAAGTGGGAGATTCTCGTACCACCAGATCAGTACATGAAGCTCATCCGCGATGTGGCCAGGGAGCCCAACAAGCAGTCTGTTCCAGATCCGTCGAAGATCAACCACATGGAGGCAGACAAGATCCTCGCTGACTGGATCGAGAAGGGCGGGGAGGAGGCTGACTCCACCGCTGACCCCAAACTCGTGAAATACCTGCTCGGCAGAATCGACCGCAACGAGTGGCCAATGTCGACCCCCAAGACCGACTCGGCGAAAGAGTCTGCACGACAGAAGATCGCTGCGGCGCAGGCCACCGGAAAGACAGCCAAGAGGCTCAAGGTGCTCCAGCAGCACGGGCTCGAAGACCAAAGCACTCCTCCTCCGGCACGACTTGCCCAGGTGGCGTTGTCGGTGGTCGAGGACAATATCCGCTCGTTCGAAAAAGAGGCGTGCGCCATCGTCGACAAATCTGGCGAGGTGATGACCACCAAGAAGGGCGGCAAGTCAAAGATCGTCATCGACGAGTTGATGATGTCGCAAATGCGCTCGACCGGGCAGATGACGTTCACCCATAACCACCCTGGAGGAAGCATATTCAGCGTGGATGACATTATGGTGGCCATCAAGGGGAACGTGCGTGAGATGCGCGCCACGACCCCTGACGGCAGCACCTGGGTGCTTCGTCGCCCAAAGGAAGGGTGGATGTCTCGCGGGGCGGCTATCGACACCGTACGCATGCGCAAGGATCTTCTTGGTGCCATGCGCCATGCAATGACGCTGGCCAGAATAAAGATGGACAACTTCATCAGGGCTGCCGGCGGCGAGCCTGGAACAGCCAACGCAAAGGGATACAGCGATGAAAAGTGGCAAGAAATCTACAACGAAGAAGCAACCAATGGATTCAAGCGAGTCTCCGACGAGTACGGAGTCGACTGGGCCTTCGGAAAAGAGTCGCGAGAAGAGCGAGACGCAAGACTCAGAGCAGGAGACACTGGACCAGGACTGGCCTCCGACGTACCCGCCGCAGGAGACATGGGAGGAGAAGGAAGAAGCAGCGCCCTAAGACAGGAGACTGCTGGCTCCCCCAATCCTCGCGGGTGGATCGAGATTGTTGGCTCTGCTGCCAACAAGACCATGAAGGTGCTGCTCAACAAGGGCAAGGCCGACATGTCGACCATTATGCACGAGATGGCTCATAACTACCTGGAGATCCTGCGCGACCTGTATGTCGAAGATGCGGCCACTCCGCAGCAGCGTCTGGACTTCGAGCGCATCCTGGTCGAGATCGGTGCTGATGGCCCTGACGGAATCCGCATCGAAAACCACGAGAAGTTCGCTCGCCTGGTCGAGTCGTACATCGGAGAAGGAAAGGCACCCAGTCTGGACCTGGTGGACTCCTTCCAGGCCTACAAGATGTGGATTGGCGACGTATACGGGGCAGCGAAAAATCTTGGCGTTGAACTCAAAGACGAATCTCGCCAGGTGTTCGACCGGATGTTCGCTACCGCCGAGCAGATCGACAAGATGCGCAACATCACCATGACGACTCCGGTATTCAACTCAGCCATCGAGGCAGGGATGAGTGGAAACGAGTGGCGCGAGTACGTCGACACCGTCGCCCGCCAGCGCAACGACTTCAACCTGCGCATGCAGCGAGTCATTGCAGCCAAGCAGCGTGACGTGACCACGAAGGCGTACAAAGCAGACCTGCGCAGGCACTCCGAAGCGGCGGGGAAAGAGTACGACCTGCTCCCAGAGATTCGCGCCCTGACCTACCTGCGCACTGGAGACGTTATCGCGGCTAGCGGCAGCAGGGTCGAGTCCATGGAGGGCGAGAAGGGACTCGCCAAGATGGACCTGGCGTCTGTCAGGGAAATCATGGGAGACGCCTCCGCAGCTGCCGAGCGTTCTCTCAAGGGGGCGCTCGTGCGCGGTGGAGAGAGCCCTGACATCGTTGCCTCACGATTCGGCTTCGAGAGCGGGCGAGACCTGCTCGAAGCCCTCATCAACAGGCCAGAGCGCAAGGCCTACATCGAGGAGCGCGCCCAGCAGAAGATGCAGGACAAGAGCGCCGGGACGGTCGAGGAGTTCAACAGACTCAAGGCAGAAGCGGACTCAGCAGCTCATTCTGGGTACTCGGAGACCCAGGCCCTCTCCGAGCTTGCCTTGATGATGCGTGCTGGATCAGACGCAGCCAAAAGCGCCAGGATGCCCCAGGACGCACCCAAAGAGCGCAACGCCAGCACTGCCCTGGATACCGAGCGCAAAGCGGCTTCTAGGGCCACCCTGGAGGCAGGGAGGGGTAATCTCGAAGACGCTAAGATGGCGCAGCACCAAAGGGCTCTTGCAGAAGCAGACAGGGCGAAGCTCCTCGAAGAAGCCAAGAAAGCCACCCGCCACGCAGCACCGCTGGTGCTTGGAGCAAAGAAGGCGGCAAGGATAATGGTCGACGGTATGAAGGTTGGTGCAGCCAACACCAACGCCATGCTCATCAAGGAGCGTTCTGCAGCCACCAGTGCATCGAGGAAGATGGAGACCGGCGATGTCGACGGGGCCATCGAGGCTGGACAGAAGCGCCTGCTGTATCTGTACGCCTTCAGAGAGATGACGAAGGCCGTGGAGGACAAGGCCAAGTTCGACCGCCTGGCTAAGGGGCTGGTCAAGGAAACAGCCAGGATGCGCCTTGGGAGGGCGTCCAGTGTGTTCCTCGACGCCAGCGATCAAATCCTTGAGGCCATTGGGTACAAGAGCCCAGAGGTCAATAAGACAATACTGGCCAGCAGGCTTGATGTATCCGGGCTGTTCTCTGCTCTTGAGGCAGAAGGGATGACTGTGTCGTTCGACTCAGCCTTGGTGGCAGAGTTGATTGCCAAGCCAAGGAAGCTCAAGGACATGACCGTCTCGCAGATGCGAGACGTTGGCAATGCCCTGGCGCAGATCAAAGCAGCTGCAGTCGAGGCGAACCTGTACCGAGTGCACGGAGAGATGATGGAGCGCGGCACCCTGGCGGCATCGATCAGGGCAGACCAGGAGCACTTGGCTCACAAGGGCAAGCTCAACCCGGCCAACTCCGATGTTCGTGGTCGAGGACTCCAGAATCCAGACGGCATCCTGCAGGCATGGGAGGCGGCAAAGGTTGGTCCAGAGGAGTTCTTCAACCGCATGGGGCTTACAGCTCGCGAGGCCTTCTGGGACCGCTACCTTGAGTCGCGCACCAAAGAGGACGACTTGGCCAGGAGTGTTGGCGAATACTTTGCTCGTGGTCTTGAAGTAATCCCAGAGAAGGTTCGCGAGACCATGTTTGACGAGCTTGGCAACCTAGATGGCGTCGAGATGCCCAAGGAGCTGATGCAGGACGGCTCTCTGCGCAACAGGGTTTGGATGATGATGGTTGCCCTCAACTTTGGCAACGCGTCAAACAGAGAGCGCCTGCTCGGTGGGTACAAGTGGAAAGAGGAGAATGTCCGCAAGTTCCTTGAGAACAACATGCGTCCAGAGGAGATGGACTTCGTCGAGTCAATCTGGGCGATGATGGACAAGGAGTTGTACCCGCACGTCGAGGGAGTCTACCAGCGAGTTAACGGAGTCGTTCCGCACAAAATCGAACCAACTCCATTCATGCTGGGAAACCGCACGATGCGAGGTGGTTACTTCCCTGCTCGGTATGACAAAAACTCAAGCGACGTTGGTGCTGGTCAGGCCGTCGAGAGCCTCAAGCAGCTGTACGCACCAGGCAAGGCCTCGGTGGTGAAGACGTTCACCAAGGAGCGCGCCGGCACGTTCTCTGATGTGATAAACCTTGAGTGGTCGGTGGTTCCTGCTCACGTCGGAAACGTCATCAAGTACGTGGCCTACGAAGAGTTTGTGCGCGATGCTTCTCGTCTGTCGAAGATGTCTGACGTGAGGCAGTCCATCAAAGAGAAGCAGGGGCTGCAGTTCGACCCGTACATCGATGACTGGATTCGTGCGGTAGGTAGCGCCAACCCTGATGTTGCGCCAACCACGGTGGCCAATGTCGCCAAGGCTCTTACGTGGGGCAAGAGCGCATTCGTCACAAGCACCTTGGGCCTATCAATCCCGGTGGCGCTCGGAGATATGACCAACGTATTCACCCCCATTGTGCAGGGCCAGGTGAGCCCAGCAAACATGGCGCATGTGCTCGCGCAGGTCAGGAATCCTGCGCAGTTCTACGCCATGGTGCAGGAGGCGCGCAAAGCGAGCCCAGAGCTGCGCCATCGCTCTGAGGGGGTGTTCTCGCGAGTGATGAAAGAGATCGGCGTGTTCTCGCAGAAGCCGCCGAAGAGCCAGGTTGGCAAGATCAACCAAGCAGCCAAAGAGAGTGCCTGGCTGCTCATGGAGCTGACTGACGCGTTCGGCTCGACGGTAATCTGGGAAGCCAAGCGACGCCAGGAGCTTGCAAACGGGGTCGACCCGGCAGAAGCAATCCGCATGGCAGATGAGACCGTGCGTGCCAATCTGCCAACACATGACGCAGCTGAGCAGCCAGCGTTCCTGCGCGACAAGCGAGGTTTCGGCATGCTCGTCGCCTTCATGGGGTACTTTATGAAGGTCGGTGAGATGCAGCGCAACATCACCCGCGAAGCTGGTGAGCGATGGGATACGGCTGACACCATCGGCAAGAAGCTCACTGTGCTCAATCCTGCAGCAAAGGCCTTCGTCAAATTGCTTGGCCTGTACGCTGTCACGGGTGTCATGGGAGAGTTCCTCTCTGGGCGAGGACCGGAGCAGGATGAGCCAACCCCAGAGTGGGTGCTGCGTAAGATGATGACGGCCCCATTGTTGCAGGTTCCGATCCTCGGGGCAGTGGCTGAGAGCGCGGTCAACGCCGGGGTCGCTGCGGCATTCGACAGAAAGATTCCCCTTCCGTCGGTACGAGGCGCTCCAGTGGTGGCGGTCATCGACAGAGCCGTGCGGGCTGTCGGAAAGCTTGCGTCAGACAACAGGGACAACGACCAGGCCTTCTGGGATGCGTGGCAACTCGTGGGCCTGCTTCCTGGCATAGCCGGGAATCCAATCTTCTCCAACCAGGCTGCGCGCATCGGAAGATACGCCACCAGCGACGAAGGGCTAGCGGAAGACCTGGACACCGGCAACCTTCCGGGCATTGGATCTGGTGTGGTGTACGGCAAGCGCAAAGGGCAGCCAGAAAACATGTTTGGGGTTGGAGAGTAAAAACGTGGAAACCATCAAAAACGTCAAAAAGCAGTGGACCACCACAGCAGTGCTCTGGTAAGGTGCAAGATCGTGGGCGGGACTTCCAAAAAAAGCTACGACCTACGGGGCTCCCATGAAGAGTCGCGTGTGTCTGTCGACGACATCTATCGTCGGCAGGGACGCATGTCGGCAGACAGAGTAGACCAGATACCCACCCACAGCGGACTCGAAGACTCGTCGTTGTTCTCGGTATCGTACGCGTCGCGCATCTTCACCGTGGTTGTGTCTGGCGACACTTGGGTCTGGGTGGCTGGGTCAAAGTTCAAGGTGCGAGCAGGAACGTATGCCACCACCGCGCACGCCAACACGACCGGTCAGTACTTCTGTTACTACGACGACGCTGGTGACCTGACGGTATCATCCACCGCATGGACACTAAGCGGGACAGCCCCGGTGGCGATGGCGTACTTCAACGCCACGACTGGCGGCAGCGTCCTCTTTGACGAGCGTCATCCAGGCCCCACGGGGATGTCGGATGCCACCCACATCAACAATCACTTCACTCGCGGCACCCAGTTGCAGAGTGGCGGGGTGGTGTCTGGGTACACGCTGCCAAGCTCAAGCACTGCCGAGATCTCCTACGCGGTAAGCTCTGCAGTCCTTGCAGACGAGGATCTGATCACCACTGTCGACGCGGTGGCTGATGCTGGCCCATACCGCATCGCATACCGTAGCGGGTCAGATGCAAGCGGCGAGTGGACGTTCGACGACACGAGCACCACGGGAATCCTCGGAGACGGAACAGACCCGTACTACAACCAGCTCTCTGGTGGTAACTGGTCCCGCACGGCCATCACGAGCAACAACCGCTGGTGGTGCCACTGGCTAGTGGCCTGGCCAACGTATGACGGCACCAACGGAATCATCTCTGTTATGGGCTCGACCCTGCACACTTCCCTTGCTGCGGCGCAAGCAGAGGACGCTACCGCGATCCAGTGGGGTGCGTTCTCGCCGCAGGAGTTCGTGGTCTTTGCGAAGCTCATCTACCAGCGATTGACGGCCACCACTCCAAGCAATGCAAAGCTGGTGCAGGTTGATTATGTGCGCAGCACGCGCACGAGCACTGTGCTTCCGGCTTCTGCCGCGACCGGAATCGCTACCGACGCGACCAACTTCAACGCGATACTGTCCAGCTCTGACAACACGGTACAGAAGGCCCTCGACACAATCGATGACTCGCAAGGGTATGTCACTTATGGATTCGACAACATACTTCACTCTCGCCTGCCCTCGTATCAGACTGCGGCGGTAGCCAATGTCGCTGACCGTGCGTATTTTCTGTACGTTGGCCGCACCGCTCGCGCCATAACTCCTCTGTACGTCGAGTTCTTTGTTGGCACTGGCGGTACAGGCGCACAGACGGCAGAGGTTGGTCTGTTCTCATCTCCGGCAGCCCCCAACAAGGCGGCCCAGACGCTCACCAAGATTGAAGCAACAGGAACCGTCGATGACTTGACGACCACAGGAGTCAAGCGGAATACCAACCCGTTCTCCACCGTAGTGCCTGTCGGAACCTACCTGTGGGCAGGCGTACGTTTCAATATGGCCACTACGCAACCAGCCATCTGGAACGTTGGTAACGATATGGGCCAAGGTGCCATACTTGGCTACCCGGCTGCGGGTGCGCTTACCGCGTCTGCCTCGTTTGCTGCCGTGAAGATAGCGGCATCCATGAACACAGGGCCTGACCTTAGAGTAACCATAGTTTGAGGAAACCAATGAAAAACATTGTTCTCGTTGTGATGCTTTCTTTGTCTGCTGCAGCTTGCGCTTCATCCGAGACCAGTGTCTCGACCTATAACCTTGGTACACTGCTGAATGCTGTGGCACTTAACGGAGCTGCCGCCACGCGCACGTTCACCATTGCGCCGCAGCTGTCGAACTATCACAGCCTTCTTGAGTACAGCACGCTGGTGACGCGCATGACTTACGACTATGACTCCAATGCTGGTGCTCTGTCTATGACGTGCACCGAGGGAGACACCACCACCACGGCAACAGGGTCACTCACGGTGTGCTCCACCATCAGCTCTGGTACGTGCACCGTTGACTTCTCTGGTGTGATGACGACCGCGTCGCTGTCTGCCGACAAGAAGTGGACCTGGTCACTTGGAATCGCTGGCAGCCAGGCCCTGTCATGTGTCGTGGCCCAGAGCGGCTCACCAGGAGCTTCTGAGAAGATTACGGTCACCGGCTTCCTTCTCGGCAGCGGAGTATAGCCATGCTGCGCCGCCTGCTCTTGTGGGCTGCTCTCGCGGCTGTGCCTGCGACTGCCCTGGCGCAGTATCGTGTCGAGCAACGCAGGTTCCCTAACTCAGTCTCGTGCCCTGTGTCCGGGTGCAAGGGGCTGAAGCCAAATCGAATCTGCGACAGCCGGTTCCCGCAGCAGGATTGCAGCGGCGAAGTCTTCTCCGCCCCTCTCTCGCAAAACGGTTTCGCCTCCATCTCAGAAATTACCGCATTGGCGGGAGGGGTGGCGCCCGATATATGTTGGCTGGGCTCGGACCCTACGGTGAATTCGTGCGGGGCGGGGAGCTTTGCGTTGACGGGTACGACGGAGGCGGTTGACACGCCGTTTTGTGCAGACGGAGTGTACACGCCGGACTCTGGTAACTGCATGGTGGCGCGTCATTTCGACGGCACAGACAAGTATTCTGGCGGTGCGCTTGCCGACATAAACAGCGGCAGCCTGTCCGTTTGCGCCATACTGCGGACTGCGGGCGGCACAAACAAGACCGTTGTGGGCCGATACAACACAGCCGACGCCAATCGTGGGTGGCAGTTATGGACGCAAAACACTGGTGTTGGTCACTTTCGCGTAACGGGAAACGCCATTGCTGATGTGTCTGTTTCTATCCCCGGGCTCAATAATTGGGTGGTGATGTGCGGGTCCGGCAACAGCGCAGGTAACATTGAATTTTGGAACAACAACACAGCCTCAACAACTACCGCATACCCGGCAGGGTCCACGTCTGCCGGCGCAAAAGAGCTATGGATTGGGGCCGACGACGGTACGGCTGGCTGGCAGGGTGACCTGGCTGCCGTGTGGATATGGTCCACCACGAGACGCACGAGTGCAGAGGTTTTGTCTATCCAGAAGAAACTCATGGGCATCTCCAATACTCGCGGTGAATCTTACAGCGCGGCAACCTATACGAGCGGCGGCGCTCAATGCTGTTGGATTGGCGGGAAACTGGAATGTTTCTCGCAAAACCACCCTATGCTCGGCTGCCAAATCCCCCCAGGATTCACTGGCGCAGGCTTAGGCGGGTCAGGATATTTTGCTCACCCGAGTATCTCGAACAGTTTGCTGCAATCGGATACGCTCACAAC